AATATAAAATATATTTGGAAAATCAGTTTGATAATTACATGAGTTGGGATAATTACGGTTCATATTGGGATATAGATCATATTAGACCATGCGCTACTTTTGATTTAACTAATGGAAATGAATTTAAGATTTGTTTCCACTACAGTAATACCCAACCATTATCTAAAAAAGAAAACCAAACAAAAAATAAGTATACTTATTAATAATTTAAAAATAAAGGTTATGCGACATATTACAACAGAACAAGCGAGTAAATTTATATCCATTGAAGAAGATGGATATGCACATATGGAACCTCATTACTTTACATCCGTAGATGATAAAGATGGATGGTCAAAAATTACTTACTATACTAATAAACCCAAACGTGAGTTTGCTGGTCAACATGGTGAACAATTTGTTTATGTTTTAACTAACAAATACATGCCTGGTATAGTTAAAATTGGATTTACCTCACTTAACCCATATGATCGAGCCCATATTATATCCCAACACACTGGAATACCAGATGAATTCAGTATGGATTTTGCTTTTAGATGTGTGGATGGTAAAAAATTGGAAGGTATGGTACATAAATCACTTCATGAATACCGTATAAAGAAAAGACGTGAGTTTTTTAAAATGGAATTGGATGATGCTATTAGTACTATTGTTTCAATTGGTAGTAACTGCTAATATTTATAGTCATGAATTTAGAAGGAATATTTGGTATATTTTCATTTTTCGATGAAAATGAACCTGATAAAAAAATAGAGCAAGAAATTGAGGAATATACTTCAACCCCACATTATAAAATCAAAATTTTCATTAAACTTATAATTAATGGAAAAGCATTCAAGCAACAGCTAATACAATTCTTCCAGCAATCTGATGAATCATTGGACATGTCTAGTGTTGATTCCGCTGGGGAGTTCATGATGTATTCTAGGTCTTGGTATTGGATAAACCAATGTGATTTAAATGATGATAAATGGCAGGAATGTTTAAAAAACATACCTCATAAACATTTATTTGAATGTTTAGATTCATGTATTGAGTATTATTTATCTTTGGAAGAATATGAAAAATGTGCATTCCTTAAATCAATTAAGGAATTTTGTGAAAAAGCTTGATATCCATATATTGGTTTCGTATATTGCACTTTAATTTAAAAATAATTAGTTATGAATTTATCACCTGAAGAAATAGTACAAAACTGGGAGACGTTATTAGGATATATTGAGAAATATATTGAGTCACCTAGAAAAGAGAAATTGTTGGATTTCTACAATAAATTTTCGGAGCGTTTAATGTTGATGCCTGCCGCTCATAAAAAGGAATACCATAATGCATTCCCTGGAGGATATGCAGAACATGTTATTCGAGTGATTAGATGCGCTTTAGACCAACATAAATTATGGGAAAAACATGGAGTTGATACTTCTACATATACTGTTGAAGAATTAGTATTTTCTGCTTTGAACCATGATTTAGGTAAATTAGGTGATGAAGATAATGAATCCTATATCCCACAAACTGATCAATGGAGAAAAGATAAGTTGGGTGAGGATTATATGTTCAATGAAAAATTAGCATTTGCATCTGTACCTGACAGAGGTTTATTCTTACTACAATCCCATGGAGTACAATACTCATTTAACGAAATGATCACTATCCAGACTCACGATGGTTTATATGATGAAGGGAATAAAAAATACTTACTTTCATTCACACCTGGACAGAAACCAAGAACATCATTACCTTACATAGTACATCAAGCTGATTTAATGGCTGCTCGTATTGAATTTGAGAGAGAATGGTTGGATAAATTAAAAGATGGTAATTCTAAATCCATACAAAAATCAACACCAAAAATTACCCCAACTAATTCTAAAAAAGATAATGTTAGGAATAAAGCTTTGGGTTCAATTAAGAGCGATAATTTAAAAAATTTACTAGATAACTTATAATTATGATTTATATAATATTAACATGTGTGCTCTCTGTTAGTACCGTATTATTAGGTTTTACTACATGGAACCTTTTAAAAAAACAAGAAAAATCTGAAGACATACTTGCAGGTTATTTGGGATATTTAGATAAATTATCTCGTGTAATCGATGCATCTGATGTGAAGATTAAAGAATTAGACCAAATAGGTGCATTTGCTAATGATGACGAAACTGGAATAATTTTTGAAGGTATAAAACAAATACAAGAAATACTAAACGAGTTTTCTATAAAACAACAATAAAAACATTTTATGCCTAAAGTAGCCAAAAATAAAAACTATTTCACCCAGGAAACCGAAGATGCTATTATATTATATAATAAAACTTCAGATCCCGCTGTTAGAGATAAAATTTACCACAAACATATTCACTACCCATTTTTCAAGTTAACTCAAAATATAATTCATACTTTTAAATTTTACAATACTGAAGTTGATAATTTAGAGCATTTACAACATGAAATTGAAGTATTTCTTTTAGGTAAATTACATCTATATAATCATAGTCAAAACATACAAGATCGTTTAGTTAAAATTATTACTAAAGAATTTCAAGAAGAATATAGTAGTGACTTTAAGGAATTTGTAGGTGATGTGGATAAAATAACCCAACAACAAATAAATGATTTCCTTGGTACCCTTAATGTATCTAAAGAATGTATGGATAAATTATCCAAGATGACTCCACCTAAGGCGTATTCTTATTTTGGTACTATAGTTAAAAGATGGTGTATCATATATAATAATAAAGTATATAGTTCAAAAACAAACCAAACACCAATAGATGAGCTAAACCAAGACCATAACCCCTCATACACCCCAGATTTATCCCCATCTGATGATAAGTTATTCATATTTATGGAGTCATATATTGAATATCTTGATTCTAATATTGAAAAATTATTTAGCAAACAACAAGATAGAGAAATTGCTGACTCAATACTAGAATTATTCAGAAAACGAGATCAAATTGACATATTCAATAAAAAAGCACTTTACATATACATCCACGAAATGGTTCCTGAAGCAAAAACACCACGCATCACCAAAATAGCTAATTCGTTATATGATATATTCAAACGTAATTATGTGTTTTACTTAGAAAATAGTTATATAAAATTTAACTAATCCATATTTATACGTAAAAACATATGGGAAACTTAGATGCTAATATATTTGGAAAGAAAAAATTTTCCGACATATTACAAGAAATATATAATAACCAAAAACAAAAAGCTACCCAAATAGCGGCGTTAATTAATGAATTAAAACCTCTTATAAACGATATAGGGGATGCTACCTTAATAGTTCCATTAATTAAAGAATATATGGAATTAGGTCTTAAAAATGATGAGCAGCTAATCAAGATGGCTACCATTATACAACGTGCTATAGGTACTGGTAAATCTGAAGATGAAGGATTTGGTATGACTGAAGACGAAAAAGCACAGCTATTAGCTGAAGTAAAAAACTTCCAACCTAAACAATAATGAGTTACAGTAAATTTGGATTTTCCAACCTTGTTAAATCCAATTCACCACTTACTAGACAACAATCACCCAACTCATACTCTGAAACCATAACGGCTCAGGTAACTAAGTTATTACCTCCGATAACCCTAATCCAATAGTTAATGGAGGGATAACTTATTCAAAAATAGGAACCATACTATGCACTGCAATCACCCAGAATGTTGTAGGAAGTCAATATATAGCATTACCCAAATCAACATCTACAATCAATATACCTGAAATAAATGAAATTGTAACTCTGCATAAAACATTATCCCCTAACAGTAATGGAGGTATGTGGCTTTACGACCAACCTCATTCATTATATAACGGCAGCTCCGTTAATAATAATAAATCTACACCATTAAATACCCAACCCAACCAGCCCAACAACATAAAAGATTATAAAAAATCAGAATTGGGTATACCAAACCAACAACAAACACCTCAACCACCCAAACAACAAACATTTACCGAAGCAGAAATTAATCCTCTTACCCAAAATTCGGGGGATATAATTCGCTATGGTAGACATGGTCAAAGTTTACGATTTGGTAATAATACTGGTAACCCGATTACTATACTTAGAAATGGCCAAACTAAATCGAATGAGCCTGGATTTATACCCATCTCAGAGGATATTAAAAACGATTTAGCATCACTATACTTAACATCTACCCAAGCAGTAAAATTCAGTTT